CGAACTTAAGATGGCTGATCAATTACCACCAGATTACGTTCAACCAGTTTCACAATACACACCCAAACGTGGGTTACATCTAGTTGCCTGAGGAGGCTTTAACAATGCAAGTTCAATTCAATACACGCACAATTTTGCCGTCTGTTTACCGTACTGAGAAAGACGGTGTAGAGAAAGTTTATTTATCAACGACAGTGTTTTCACCAGTCCGTTACAACTTAACTCCAGCACCTGGAGTTATGCCAATTGAACAGATTCAATCTGTGTTAGCTGAATGTGCTGACAATGCTCAGGAAGTAGAGATTCAGTTCATTGAAAACCAAACTAAGTTTGGTGCACAGATGCAAATTTTCAGTGTGAAGCCATTACCAAAGAAAAACCCAATGGAATCAAAGGCTTAATGGTGAATTATACGATTGTTCGTATAATACGGCATTATGTTACTTGCCATGTTCGTTGACTAAAGACCCCGCGCTAGCGGGGTTTTTTGTCAATGATGCGACCATATTTACGCACTCGCATGGCATTTAACATCAGTGCTCATTATGCGAATTGGAAGGATAGGAAAGGGCGGGCAGCGACTCGTCGCGCCTGACCTTTCTGGGAGATTTTGAGAGAGGGCACACTGCTATCTAATAGTGTGCCTGACTGTCCAAAGTTTTTTGTCATTTCTGCTGTGAGCTATATATAACGGAGCTTTCAGAGGAAATGAGAAATTTTATCATTTAGGCGATTTATTGATCATATTTTGATCTTTTTGCCTATTATTTCTTCTATATTGTATTGGCCTTCTGGAGGAATATATCCTTCTGGTACTTGATTATTTAAATCAAATACAAGTTCTACATATTCTACTTTCTGGCTCTTTCTTTTAAATCTTTCTTTCTCATGTTCTTCTCTTATATATTTCTCTGTTATTCCACACTTTTTTAGTTCATTCATATATTTTTTAAATGTTTTTTCATCATGATCTTTTTTTATTTTTTCTATTCCAATCATGACAAGTACGCATAAAAAACTTGTTAGATTTCTTGTCTTTACTTTTGATAGTCTGCCAGTAGGAGTGGTTTTATTAAATACTTTTCCTATTTTTTCTTCTATTTCTAGAATATCCATTTTCATTTCCTATTTTTGCTTTCGGCAATCATCATTCGAACCATATATAAGATTCTTTTTTTATCTTCTTTTTCTATATTTTTTAGGTCGTTAAGAATGATAGCGATTTCTTCATCTGTGCTTCCTTCTTCGCCAAATGCAAGATTATCGATACTCATACCTAAAGCTATGCTTAATCTCTTTAAGTGCTGCAATGTAGGGTTTGGGTCTTCGGCGGTCATGTTTCTTTTTAGGGTCTTGTAATTTACTCCAGCGATATTTGCTAGTTCAGGAATGCTGATATTCAGTTCCTTACATTTTTTTTCTATACGTTCGCCTATACTGTTCATTTCATGACCTTTTTCACTTTCGTCAATTTTATAACAATTATTTCTCATATATTAGATTTCCTTTGTTTACAGTTCTCATATATTAGATTAATATCTATTTAAAGAGATTTTAATTCTATTAAATGCGATAATTATTGGGGAATTTTATGAGCATACAACAAGTATTAGAAGTTCATATATCTGGGTAATTGCTATGCTTGATTTTCTGAGGTTAGCGATTCCAATCATACCTACGCATGTTCGTAGCTTAGAGAATAATCACTGGTTTACTGGTGATATTCGTGATTATTGTATTCCTGCTGCAACTCGTCATGTCGGTAAGCTTGATGATGGAACGACAACAACAGGGGAGCTTTATCATCCTTTTGAGTCGTTACCTAGTGACTATACCGATATGGCTATGAAGTTTTACACGCATACAATCAATAGAACGCCTTACGTTGAGATTAAGGCGTCTCCGTTGAAGTTGTTACAAGGTCACAATGTGTATGGTTTTGAGTCTATCGAATTAGGCTCCGATCATATGCTTGGCATGTTACTCGAAGCCTTTCCCCAGTTAGCCCCAATCTTAGATTTGGCAAATACTGAGGTTTTACATCTAGATACGACATATTTATTTAGATTGCCACATCAGAATATGGTTCAACCAACGCTGGATTACATGGCTAACTTGGCTTCGGGTCACCGTAAAGCAAGACAGATTAAGTACGAGAATTACATCACTTGGGGTAATGATGGTGCATCTATTCGAACTAAGGCTTATGGCAAATTTGAAGAAGTAAAAAGCCAATTACATAAGCTACAGAAGCAAGCAGACAAGGGCTGTATGCGCTCTAAATCACTTGTTATTGCTATGAATGATGCTTTGCCATTTGCTAATGCAGTTTTGCGTTTAGAAGCTCGTATTTGTAAGACATATTTAACCAAGAATGGTTATCCATCTAATTTATTTCAGCTAATTAAGCTGCAACATGAACAGCCAGAATTATTGCTACGCCTCTGGCACGTAGCGTTTGACCCAATCCTTAAGACAATGGAGGGTGAATATATGAATTTCGCAAGTGATGATGAATTAGAAGCTTTACTTAAATCTAAATTGGTTACCTATACCAAGAAAGGTAATCCTAGTTATACCAAGGCTTATAACGCCTTTGATTTCTATCGATCATTGCGTATTGATGGTTATAAAAAAGTAAAGTCCAGACATTTGGAATCACGTTTCTATAAACGTGAAAGAGAGCTTATTAGCTGCGGTATTAGCCGTTCTCATCTACAGAATTTACATAAAAATCCAAACGGTAAAGTCATTCCATTTGTACGTTTATTCGAACTTAAGATGGCTGATCAATTACCACCAGATTACGTTCAACCAGTTTCACAATACACACCCAAACGTGGGTTACATCTAGTTGCCTGAGGAGGCTTTAACAATGCAAGTTCAATTCAATACACGCACAATTTTGCCGTCTGTTTACCGTACTGAGAAAGACGGTGTAGAGAAAGTTTATTTATCAACGACAGTGTTTTCACCAGTCCGTTACAACTTAACTCCAGCACCTGGAGTTATGCCAATTGAACAGATTCAATCTGTGTTAGCTGAATGTGCTGACAATGCTCAGGAAGTAGAGATTCAGTTCATTGAAAACCAAACTAAGTTTGGTGCACAGATGCAAATTTTCAGTGTGAAGCCATTACCAAAGA